GTACAGCAATTAAGAAAACTCAAAAACTATTAGGTTTAATAGATGACGGTATCATAGGTCCTAAAACTTTATTAGCTATAAACTCCGCTGATCCTAAAACTCTGTTCGAGAGATTAAAAGCTAGTAGAACTGCCTTTGTCAGAGCTATAGTTGAAAATAATCCTAAGCAGGGTGTTTTTTTAAAAGGCTGGGAAAACAGAATAAATTCATTTAAATTCAATGGCTAGTACTACTCCTCAGTTAGATCTACTCCTTATGGATACTCATAATAGCAAGAACATAGCTATTGGAGATGCTTCCGTATACCCGGTTAATTTTTCTATATTATCCCCTACCTTAGAAGTAACGCCTCCAGGTTATCCCATGGTATCTTTTCCTTACGAAGCTAAAAGTATCATGATACTTAATTCTTACAATCTTAAGATTACCTGTGTAGAAGATACCTGTACTCTCCCCGATTTACCTGACGGTATATATAAAGTAAAATACTCTATTACGCCGGCTTATCTTTATTTCGTAGAAAAGAATTTCCTTAGAGTAGATCAATTATATAAAAAATTCGACACCGCTTATCTTAAATTAGATCTCTGTGGCGTAGGTAGAAAAGCCGATGAAAAAGCTTTAAACGATATAGAAGAGTATATAAAAGGAGCTATAGCTGCAGCAGATAACTGTGCTCTTAAACTAGCTCTACAGCTTTATAATAAAGCTAATACTCTATTAGATAACTTTATAAATAAATGTAATGGCTCGCTGTGCTAACTGTAATAAAGAGGTAGGTTGCTCCTGCCAAATGGTAGATAGAAAATTCTGCTCTCAAAACTGTAAAGACGAATATGCAAACAAGTCAAATAGTAACCTGTCAGAACTGTCAGAGTCTCAAGTCGCTGTACTCGCAGATCAACAGCTCTCTGTATCTCCAAATTAAGAATAAATGGATGAATCAGGCTTATAATACCGATATCTGTTTCAATTCAGATAAGTTTAGAAAGCTTACTCTATATAAAAGAATATTAGAATATAGAATAGTTAATCCTGAATATCCTAGTTCCTGTATCTCAGATCAGGATCTTATAACTCAGATAACTTTAATAATTAATAAATGAGCTGTAATAATTGCTTCGATAACTGTGCCGGTACTCCAGTATCAGATAAATGTGTTAAATATACCGGTGAGACTATTTCTATCCTGGGGATTACTCAGGGAGATAGTTTATACTCTGTAGAAGCTGTTATTCTTCAGAAGCTTCAGGATGCTCTTTCTGGAACGGGAATAGTTCTTTCCGATATAGAAAGCTGTGATTTCCTTATAAGTATTTTAGCAGGAAAGGATCCTAGTTTAGCTAATATCATACAGATGTTAGTTACGGCTTCCTGTACTTTAAAAGAACTGGTTGCAGATATTCAGGAAGAGATTTCAGGTACTACTACTTTTAATACTTCTTGTCTTACTTTAGGTAGTTCTCCTACTAAAGATGATATACTTCAGGCAACTATAACTAAGCTCTGCTCAGTTTCTTCAGACGTAACTACTATAAAAAATGATTACGTCAAGGCATCACAACTCTGTTCCCTAGTCACTTCCTGCATCTCTGGTTCAGCTTCTGCCCAGGAATATACTAAGATGAGTAAATACGTAGCTTATCCTTATCACGGACCAACTTCTGTATTCGATAGCTCTGGAAACGGATTAGCTTCTTCAGGATATAGTAAAGTTTACATGTGTCTGGGTCAGACAGTAAACGGATTTACTCTTCCGGATTATAGAGGTAGATCTCCTCTCGGAGCTAATTCAGGTGTACCTAATACTAATATAGATACGGTAGTTAATCCAGCTCTTCCCGCTAACGCTGCTTACGCAGTTAGTAATAAACAGAAAAAAGGTGGATTCTCAGATACTCTTATCACTTCTCAGATACCTAGTCATACTCACTCAGTAACTGATCCAGGTCATGATCATACTTTAGGTGGATCTTTCCAGGCGGTGGGTGATGATAATAATAGTAATCCTCTTATCTCCGGTGGTAACGCCAAGACAGGAAAATCTACTACGGGTATAACTATAGCTTCTACAGGAGGTAACCAACCTCATAATACCTTACATCCGGTGGTAGGAGCTATTTTCATCATGTACGTTCCTTAAAATTTTAATAAATGCCCTGCACTAATTGCAATAGTACTCCAACAACATTTGACGTTACTTATTTTTATAACGCTCAGTGTAATGACTGTAATAGTTCTGATTGTCCTTCAGGTACTACTAGCTCTAAATGTGTTAGTTATCAGGGACCTAATTTAGCCTGTTCAGGAATAGAAACCAATGATTCTATAGAATACGCTCTTCAGAAAATAGATGAGCAAATCTGTTCTATTATAGGAGATTACTCTACTTATCAGTTTAACTGTCTGATAGATTTCTGGGGTTCAGATATAACTCAGGAGTCTCAGTTTGTAGATGCTATAACTTCCTACGCCTGTGATATCTCAGATACTCTCACGACTTTTACGGGTACTACCTTCCCTGCTTATCAGACCACTGTAGATAGTAGATTCGATGCTATAGAAGGACCTGGACTAACCTGTGCCTCTGCCGGCATTACTAACGTAGATAGTTTAGCTACTGTCTATTCTAAATACTGTACTAAGTTTACGGCAATAGATACTCTTACTTCTCTATCTGGAGTAGTCTGGGATAACTGTTTTACTGTGGTTACTCCTCCTACTACTATAGGAGCAGCTTTTACTACAGTATTAGATCAGATATGTCAGACCTACGACGCTATTACTACTTCTTCACTCCCTACTTTTAATAATACGGGTAGCTGTCTTCCTGATCCCGGATCAGCAGATAGTTTATCTGATACTATCAGTAAGATAAAGACTAGATTATGTCAGAGTCCTACTTTAAGTAACTCAGCTTTAACTTCTTCCTGTATAACTATTCCTAGTACTGATACAGATCTTCAGAATCTATTACAGGAAATTATAACTCAGTTGGATTCAGTTATACAGAATATTCCTAGCTTCGATGAGACTAACTTTGTAGTTACTCAGACGGATCCGGATAACGTATGTTCAGGTGTAACCGTAGATCTAGCTACTTCTTTAAACGTAGATAGATTCGTAGCAGTCAACTCGGGAGATACTACTCCAGGAACTTTAATAGATAAAGTAGTAGCTGGAGCAGGAGTAACTCTATCGGTGGTATCTGATCAATTACAGATATCTGCTTCCGGTACTTCAGATTCATTCGAAGTAAAGGCAGATACTACAGATACCACTCCAGGATTTCTTATAGATAAATTAACCGGTGATACTACATCAGGTATCTCAGTTAATCCTAATTATAACTCCGGAACAGAACAGGTAGATTTATTAGTATCTGTAGATTTAGATACTCTTTTCGATCTTTTGCTAGATAGATTGGATACTAATCCTACTCTTTACGCTAAATTCTGTTCTAAAGTTGCTGGCTGTCCTAGTCCTTGCTCAGCTCCTACTAATATTCAGGCTGTAGCTGTAGCTACTACTACGACCACTTCTACCACTACAACTACTACAACAGCTGCTTAATGGCTAAAACTTATCAGATATCTTTTACTCCTACACCAGGTAGTTACGGTACTTTAGTAGAGTATAGGGAAAGTACGTCAGGTACCTGGATAACTCCGGCTGCCCCTGCTAACCCTACTACTCTATCTAATTACTATCTATCTCTTGATGAAGGACTTACTTATTACGTTAGATTATCTGCAGAAGGATTAAACTGTACTAAGGAATATAAACTAATTATTATAACTGTTCCAGAAGGAGATAACTGTTGTCCCTTCGACTATATTCTATCTCCGGATGAAACTTACTGTTATAAAGTAATAGAAGTTCCAGCAGATCCTCCAGCAGGAACACCGGATACCCTGGTAGCTAAAACCTTCGCTTCTTATACTACCTGTGGAAGTTACATATACGCTCCAGGTTATTTAAGTAACGGTACAGGTACATCTACTCAGATCAGTACTTCTAATCCTTTCTGGATTAACTGGGATGGAGTAACTCCCTGTGCTAATAATAATACTACTTCAGGACCTCTTAACAGAGCCGGTATCTGGGCTAGTACTACAACAGATAATCAGGATCTAGGTTTCTCTGTCTGTCTTAACTTAGACGAAGATAAGACTTATTACGTGGGAATAGGCTGCGATAACTATGGTATAATTAAATTAGATGGTAATACTATAGTCTCCCAGGATGTAGCTGCCCTAGATATAGAATATCCTGCTGCAGGAGCTTTATCTTCTACCTTTAAAATATTCCATATTTATCCGGTTAATATTACTTCAGGATTTCATATCTTAGAACTAATAGGTCACAACGTATCTTCAGCTGCTGCTTTAGGTGTAGAAATATACGATAATACTTCTGTTGAAATAGCTGCAGCAACCAGTTACGACGATTTAAATTTAATTTTTTCTTCTAAAGATTACGTAGGAGATACTGTTCAGATAGATACTAATTCAGGTTACTCCTGTCCAGAAGGATATACTTTATCTTCCTGTGAATTTCCTTATACCTGTGTACAGATTTTAACAACTCCAATAATTCCCTGCTAATGCCACAAGTTACTACCGGTACTACCTCAATTAACTTCGGAAGTACCCTCCGAATAGGATATAGAACTTACGGAAGTTCTTCCCCCTATACTTATATAGGATACTTTCCTAGTTACAATGAACTGCCTTATCTTTTCAATATTCCTAGCTCAGGAACTTACGAGATAGAGTATACTCAAATATGCCCGAGTTGTACAGCGGATAAATATTCTTCTGCTGAAACTGCCGTCGTATCGATATAAAATCCAGTTATGGTTTTCTGGATTTATAGCTCCTAGAAATAGGAGCTTTTTTATTTTGAATTCTGAGGAATTAGTTATAACTTTGCAGATTAAAGTATTTAACTTTAAAAGTTGGAAAATTAATTTATTATAACTAAATTTGCGTTAATGGAAGATAACCTTTTAGAGAAGCTCTCTAATATGCTAAGTTGGAAGAAATCTAAGAGTTTTTATGCTGAAAAGCTAGGAATCTCCGAAGAAGAAGTAGAAGACTTAAAAAATCAGATTAGAGGTGTAGTAGAAGTAAAAGAGATCGAAGAAGATTTATTTAAGTACAATCCTCAGAAAAAAGAAACTACTATTACTAAAACCTGGGAAGACAGACCTTCCGTTGATGAAGTAGTAAAATATCATAATCTAGATTCTATCTGGGAACTCACTGAAGTTCAGATTAAACAGGTAGCTAAAGGTTATACAACTACAGCTACATTTAATCAGAGAAAGATAGAGACAGATTCTTTACTCCAGAAGTCTATTATACTGGAAGAAATGAAAAAGAAATCTATTTCAGCTCCACTTACTCCAGTTAAATCTAATTCTAATTCCCTATTAGAAATCTCTATACCGGATCTACATATCGGTAAAATGTCTTATAGAGAAGAAACCGGAGAAGATTACGATCTCTCTATAGCTACCAGTAGATTTAAAACAGCTATCTCTGAGTTATTATCTAGAGTTAATCTCTCCTCAGTAGAAAAAATAGTGTTCCCTATAGGAAACGATCTTATAAACGTAGATAATGATAATAACACTACATTTTCAGGAACTCCTCAGGATTGTGATAGTAGATTTTCCAAGATGGTTAAAGTCGCTAAAGAACTGTTAGTAAGTACTATTCAGGATTTATCTAAAATAGCACCGGTTGACGTAGTAATAGTAAGAGGTAACCACGATTCAACTATCACTTTCCTTATAGGAGAAATACTAGATGCCTGGTTTCACAACGATCCTAATATCTCAGTAGATAATTCTCCTAAATGGAGGAAATATTATCAGTACGGTAATAATTCTTTCATGTATACTCACGGAGATAAAGAAAAACATACAGATCTAGGTCTTATCTTTGCTACTGAAAACGCTAGACTTTGGGCAGATACTAATTATAGATTCGTTAAACTCGGACATTTACATAAATATAAAAAGACTGATTACGTAACCACAGATACTTATAACGGATTCCAGGTAGAAATTCTTCCTAGTCTTTCAGCCACGGATGAATGGCATAATAGTAAAGGTTACCTCTCTAATAAACAGGCAAAAGCGTTTCTTTACGATAAACATAAAGGTGAAGTGGCTCAATTTACTTATACAGTATGACAAATAGACAAATAATTAAAGGAAGAACGAGTAAATCTTATACTCAAGATGAGATAAAAGAATTTAACGAACCTAATTTCAAATTCAAATGCACTAAATGTGGTATAGAGAAATGTAATACAGAATTTTGCATTAAAAGGACTGGAGTAGTAAGAAAATTTACTTCTTCGTGTAAAGAATGTAGAGATAAATATAGAAAAACAGAAACAGGTAAGAAGATTGTAGAGAAATTAAGATTACAACAAAGTAAGAAACATAGATTAAATATTATTTGGAATTCAGCTAAAGGTAATGCTAAAAAGAAAAATAGAGAATTTACTATATCACTAAGTGATATAGAAGATTTATGGAATGATCAAAAAGGTTTATGTTATTATACAGGTAAATCAATGTATAAAGATATACGAAATTTAGATAATAATAATGATTCTGTATCTATAGATAGAAAAGATTCAAATATAGGATATATAAAAACTAATGTAGTTTTATGTAGATGGATTGTGAATAAAATAAAAAATGATCTTTCACTAGAAGAGCTGATTGATATTCTTTCAGATATAAAGAAAAATAACAATGACTAATAGGCAAATCATTTCTGATATCAGAAGTATGTTCAAATTGATTTCGTCTGACAATTTGTTGACGGATAGAGTGATTCTCTCCGAGGTAAAATCTATCGCTAACATGTTAGTTAAGCAACATTTTGATCGTAGAAAGGGTTGGACTTCTCCAAACCTTTTTGCGTATATACCCTGTTTAGAAATGGTAAAAGTACCGTTATCTGAATGCTGTGAGTATACTAGTACTAAGTTAATAGCTAAATCTAAAGTTCAGATACCTAAGATAGGTGAAGGGATCTTCGGGTCAGCTATTCAGGCTCTACAGGGATTAGACGGAAAGAAGATATTTAAAGAAACTAATCCCAGGAGATATGCTAACACTCTTAAATTAGGACTAAAGAACTCAGATGTCTACTTCTGGATTCTAGATGATTATCTCTACGTCACTAATGAAGATACTGAATTAGTAATACTAAGAGCGTATTTTACTGAAGACGTTCCGAATTCTCTTTTATATCCGGGAGAAAACTGTGACTGTAAAAACAAACCAGATATAGATAATCTCTGCACTAATCC